CGGCGCGGTCAACGAATTTCTGCATGATGCCTCCCTGAGTGTTATGAATCCCCTAAACCAACTACAACGACAGCGATCAAGGACCAGCCAAGCCCGGTCCCACATTCATGCCACCACCGCCAGTCGATTGCGTTGGTTTGAGAGTCACATCAGCCGAAATGACCTCCTCCAAGTTCTGGTTAACATTGAAGGTCATCACTTCGCAAGTCAGCGTGAGTGTTCCACCAGCGTCGCTGATGCCGACATCACATGGATCACCGCTGCTCCACAAGCCTTGAAGTAAGCCGAACGCGCTATCGCCATCCTTGTTCAGCACCGTGAACTCGATGGACGCATCCTTCAGCGTCCCGACCGTAGCACGCCAACCGTTATTGGCACGTGTACTGGCATCCGCTTCGGCCTTCTCGAGGCTGACGGTCAAATCCTTGACGTTGGTGATCTCGACGCCGTCAATGGTGAGGACGGCTTCGAGACCAAGTCTTACTTCTGGCATTGTGAATGATTCCTTATGACGAACGTTTACTTGACTGAGTTGGCCCAGAACGTGGGTAGCCGACTCCGATTGGCTTCCAGAGCCGGCTTCATGAATGGTCGCTTGGGATAATGGCGAGGCTTGTTGTCACTGCGTCGCTCGTTCTCCTCGACAATCAAGCGAGTTGCTCGGTTGGCTTGCGCCGCAGTTCGCAGTTCGATCCTCGCAAACTTGGTCTTGCTTCCGTGTTGTATGGCACGGATGGGACCATGCTCGCCAACCTTAAATCGATGCGGCTTGAGCTTTCGACGCTTGGTTGCCACGCCACCGAATTCATGCAAGTTCCAAATCCGTCCAGCGATCTCGTTCACAGGACCGATTGCGACAACGGTTCGGTTGTTGGTGACGTCGTATCGAATCACTCGCTTGAGCATGCCTGTCTGTGTATGCGGCGGGCTTCCCGGGTTCGAAGGCTTCTTGCGTTTCCGAATACTACGCTTGGCCGTTTTTCGAACCGCACCGCCGGCCTCGCTCAGAGAAGTGAAGGTTGCTGTTTCTGCCTTCTTCTTGAGCTTTCGCTTATCGAATTGAGTTCGGACCGTGATCTTGATCATCGCGCCAGTTCAAAGGTTAGGGTCAACAAGCTTGTAAACTGACGCAGTTGTTCCCAGTGCTCGCTGGAATACAGCACTGCGTGTTCGGCCTTCACGCATCGAGCCGCTTGAAATGAATCGAGTCTCTTCAAACGAAACTCGTCGGCAATCTTCTCCACAAGATCCACTAGCGGATCGATCTCCTCGTTGGTTCCCTTCGAAAACTTCTTTTGTACCGCAACATCAACGCGGCAGTGGTACTTGTTGTGGGCGCGGTCGTGAGGGAATAGCTCGACATCGCGAGGCACAACTGTCACGCGGAGTTCCTTCACGTCTTCGAGGTCGAAGTTGGGAACGTACATTCGCTCGGCGATGAATTCGAAGTCGAACTCGGCTGCATTGAGTTGGGCGGTTACGCTATCGGCTACTTGTAAAACGGTTGTCATAAAACAGTCTTGAGTCCTGAGTCGTGAGTCTTGAGGAAGAGTAAGGAGCCCATGATTAAGCTCAAGAATCAAGTCTCACGACTTGCGACTTGTTTAGTGTGGATGCGGAGTTTAAATCGGAACGGATCGCTGTAACGCCACGGCGGATCGTTTCCAAGCGACATGACTTCGAACTCGAAGACCGTGAAGCCTACGACTTCGACGATCGAGTCGCCGCGCCGCGGTAGTGAGCCTATCGCTGACTCCATCAACTCGTGAGTATTGATCAGGAAGTCGCGAACTTGGGAACGAGTGACAATTCCTTCTCCGTCGTCTTGGTCGTATTCCGATTTCCCTATGGTTGCAGACAGTTCCACCTCGATATCATCGCGACAGTAGACAACTTTTTTGGATGCGTGTTGGGTCAATTGACTTGCCAACCAAGCTTGACCACGTTCCATGATGTTGAGCATTAGTGTTGGCTCCTGATTGCGAAGACTCTCCAAATGATCTCCTCGAGCCTTCTCCAGAAATCGAGGCGATCCAATATGGGGTTGAGCCAATCTGTCATCACGCAATACTTTGATCCAAAAGGTTCAACGTGATGTTGCGCATGGTGCTTTGGAGATTGCAAGAGGCCGATCGATTGAAGGGTTTCGATCCATGCGGCTACTTTTCCTTTGCTGTGCGACCATGCATGGATCTCGTTGGCCTGACTAACAAAGGCAAAGACTCCGCAGATCGGATCGGGAACTGTTAACAAGAAAGCGACGCCCGCCGGGATAAGCGTAGTCCAATTGCGAGACCAATAACCCTGATCGAGGAACGCCAATGGCTGCTCGTGGTGGAGCTGATTGGGTTTTGCGATCCATTCGCCAATCACTGGCCATCGCGTGTCCGCATAGCGATCCTCCCACCAATGCCAGAAGCCAGCGAGGAGATCGGCTGCAAGATAACAGACGAGGATGTACCCGATGAGTGCGAACATAACGTTGGAGTCTCGGTTTTTGGTCTCGAACGAAGGAAACGGAAAGTCACTACGAGTTAGAAACAGGAGCAGCCATCAACCGCTTGCCGGATCGTCCCCAAAGAACGCCCGCAACAAACGTAACGGCCACGAGCAATGCAACCAGTAATCGATCTCTTATCCAGCGTTGAACGCGTTGCACGAAGTCCAAGGTTGGTTGTTTGGGCGATTCCGGTTTGTTCCCTTCGTCGCGAGGTTTGCGACCGAAGATGCCACCTTGATTCGGTTCTGTGATCGCATCGAGAATATCTTGCGATGCACCTTCGCCATCTTGTGACATGACGGCCAGTGGTTGCGTTGGCCAAGTCGTCACACGCACATCCTTTGAGGCTTCGACGGTACTATCAACTTCCTTGACACCCTGGGGTAGTGATTCGAGAGCTTGAGGTAGACGACCTCGCAACGCTTGCAACAGGAATGGGGTCGATTGCCCAAGCCCTTCACCGCCACCGCCCCACGTAAGGAGCCCAACAACACGTGGACCAACATCGGTATAGTCGATCACACTAGAACCGCTGCGACCGCCGATCGCTTCTGGCTTCCATGTGAGGATCTGCCCTTCGGATCGATTGAGACTGAGAACTTGGAGACTTGGCCATTCGCAGCGAGGGCAACCATAAGTGGTCACCATTGCCTTGCGATCTGGGTAGCGATCCGCCAGGGGAATGGGTCGCACATTTTTGGCGAACTCTGCGTTACACTTGAGCAATGCAAAGTCGACGCTCATGCCTCGGCCATATCCCGAGGCGATAATCGATCCTCGCCCTCGTTCGATCGAGCCGTCGGGCTCCCAACGTTCGAGGTTCACAGTGCGGCCGCGTTGCGTACCGGCCACGTGTGCATTGGTGAGCACCAGTGAGTTCCCGGCCTCATCGCGTCCGACAACGGTTCCACTTCCACAGACGCCACTGATGGTGACTCGGACAGTGGCTCGAATTACTTGAGTGAAGCGATCCTCATCGCTGGCAGCCGAGCTTTCAATCGTGGTCGTGTCGATGAGAACGTTCTCTTGAAGAGGAACAAGTTCGATCGACGAGCAGTCCGTGCACACAGTCTCCTTCGCGAAGCTTGCGTGAAGGGAGGTGAGGGTGGTTACTAGCGCAATTGCATAACGTTTGAAACGAAGCATGATGGTTCCTTTGGAGTAGAGAGCGAGTTAGCTTTTGAAGATGACCCAAAGTTGGGAATCGGGTTGAGGAACGGTCGACACGAAGCGAATGGGGATACCGCACATCACTTCCTCTTTGATGTAGCGATTCTTTTCTGGTTGGAAGATGCGTGAACTGCATTCTTCCCGTCGATAACAAGCCAACGGAATGATGGTTCCATCAGGAAGTAAACCTTCGACCTTCCACGTCGCTGTCCGCGCCTTGACCGCAACACAGAAGACGGTTTCGAACGGTGCAGCACGCAACCATTGACTCGTCTTGAGTTCCTCGTCGAAAGTCAGTTGCTCGATCGCATTGGCTTTCTCTGCGGCTATTTGATTGATCGATGACATGTCAATGGCTAGGCTTGTGGTTTACTGTGAAAGGTTACAGTTTGATGCTATTGGCTTAGTCGCACGCGAGCCGTTGCGGTGTCGACGGGCGCGTTGCGAACACACTTGCCAAGAAGCTTGTTGCCAGTCGCAATGGTGACAACCTGGTTGTTGGTAGCGTCCCAATAGACCCGCGCTCCAGCGGAGATCGCTTGCGTTAGATCCTTGTTGATATCGAAGACACCTTCGACGCATATCGATCCCAGTCGATTGGCCGGGATGTCATGTTTGGTGATACCGACCAAATCTCCTTGTACGACAACACTACCGGCAGGCAGATCGGTCTCGGGGGTGAAGTCAACCGTGTCGCCTTGCTGAACGTAGTCCGCAGATGTCATGGGTTCGTCCTAATGTGAGTTATGGAAATGATTAGTGCTGTTACGTCTTGAAGGGGAAGCTATTGACTATGCCGCTTCACCTGTGACTTTGACCGCAGCTCGAGGGTCTTGGCTGTTGACACCAAAATCGATGAAGGATCGGAAGCCCATGCCGAGCATGTTCGGCGGCATCTCGACTCGTTCGATGACGGG